AGAGCTAAACCAACTAATAAAGTTAGTACAAACCCTATAAACTCAATATAAAAATCATTTAACGTAATCTCAAACATGGTCATATCATACATATTCTATTGTGCTAGATTCTAAAATTTTTTCAAATATAACTCTAAAATCTTCTCTTTTAAGAAACGGCACATTGTTTCTTATATGCATTTTTCTGTACTCATCATACATATAATCTAAGTGTTCTTCAGGATATAGAATCATGGGCTGGGCCACTCTATCTCATCTAATTTTGTATCATCATTATATTTAGCAGGTAGATCCCTAACCTTTTGTCTAAACACTCGATACTTTTCTTTGTCCTCAGCACTTAAAGGACTATCTGGTAACTGTGTCCAGTCTGTGCTTTGTAATACATCTCTACACCATGATCTGATGTAAAGCATTATATCTATATCTATACTATCTAAAGTTTGATCACCTTTTAATGTAACTTCAAAACTCATGTTGTCAGCCCCTGTACTGTGTACTGTAAAGAATCATAGGTAGGATTTAAAATGCCAAGAGTTAAAACTCCCAAGTCTATTCTGTATTTTGTTTCCGGCCTTAAGTTTGCTATAAACTGCAAACTCAAAGGACTTAATACTACAGCGAGTCCAGTAGCGAATCGACTTAATTGAACCTCACCTTCATTAGCATCTAACCCATAATTAGTTGCTGTGGTCCTTTGGTAAAGCTCCATATTCCCATCATGATTACTAGAAGTACCTTTTATAGCGTCTATACTATCGCTATGAATTAACAAAGCTATAGTATCAACCCAGTGAGGTTGGGTAGCATTTGGGAATGAAGTACTAAACGGGAATGTAGTATTGGGGTTTTCAGTAGTTGACCCAAATCTACGTCCAGTAATTGTTATTAAGTATGGTTTTTTACCCCCTCTAGAATGAACTGCAGTAGTAAAATCAAAAGTTCCAGCTACATGCCGCGAAGTAAATGCCTGAGTCATAACACTACCAGTGGTTGGGTGAACAGGTGTACCTACAGTATGATTACTAGCATCGTCACCTGAACTTAAAAAACTAAGGTTTGCAAGCTGGTTGTATGTACTAGCAAAACTAATAGTCGTGGTTGTATTAAAATCACTTGCTAAAATAATTCCTGTTTTACTAAACTTTTTAGAAGTGTTTTCTTCCCCTACTTGGTCGGTAATTAATTGGTTGGGTGAAACAAATTTTACGGTAGGATTTCCAGCTGTAACACTAAAATCATTTACCGTGTTTGGGCTAGATACAATACCACTTTCTTCTAAATCTCTAAGAGTAAGATTACGGTCTTTTGGATTACCCGCATCACCTGATTTTATTCTTAAGTGGCTGTCTACTGATTTAAGATAGTTTCTTAACTGCGGGTCTAAGTTAGTAGGTAAGGGTGGTAAAGAGGGTACCTTTGTATTACCAGTAGCCATTAGATAGCCCTCAATTCATCTATAGATTCTCCAATACATACTTCATGCACTGGGTTTGCACTAGTAACTTCTATTTGGTACACCTTATGTACACCTGCAGGTAGACGTAGTATAGGTTCTTGTATTTGTGTAGCACTAAAAGAAGTAGGAGCAGCGCCTGTTGCACTATATACAGAACCAGAAGCTGTAATCGTAGCATCAAATATTTCTGTGCCATCACCAAATACTTTTACTGTTACTCCTGACCCCCCGTAGGAATCAGCTTCTACTTTTACAAAATTCATGCTAGCAGGTTTAGGTAATACGAACTCTTTACTTTTAAAAGTAAGAGTTCTACTACTGTCGTGGTTAGCAAAAGTCTCTGTTGTACAATTTCCAGAAGATGGTTTATTTACAAGATGTAATTGATTAGTATCCGGGTCTGTAAAAAATCCAGTTGTTAAATGTGTGCTAAGAGCATTTACAGTCGTAAGTGCATTCATACCCGCTTTTAAATCAAATATAAAACCTTGAGAAGGAGTAACCCCGTTATTAGTAATTTTAGCTACGTACTTTCCTTCGTGATTACCTGCAGCATATTGCGCATCTAAATAACTACTTTGCCACTGACTAGTACTTAACAACTGTTCTGTAAGTAAAGTTACTTGCCCATTTTCAATTCCTACTAAACCATCAGCGGAAGGGTAAATAGCATAACCCCCCATGTCTACTAGCCCCTTTTTATATAATAGGGGTTCCGCTGCTTCTACTTTTTGTAAAACCATACCTTGCGGATCTGTGCCTGCTACGATGTAATTTGTACCTTTTGTACCTACAAATAGCACACTACCCGCCATACACATACCTACAATTTCATCCTCAAGTGTTATTCGATACGCAACAGGCCAAGCGTGGGGTAAAAAAGGTTCAGAAAAACAAAGTCTTTTACCACTAAAACCAGCAAAGATACCATTACCAATAGCAGTTAAACCTTTCATCTGCCCATTTGGATATAAACTAGAGTCATCATCAGGCGGAGCTATCCAAAAAGTAGAGGGTATAATTTCACCTAAAGCATCGTTGTTTGTACTATCTGTATACGTAGTCACATCCATAGCTACTTCTGCTACAAATTGAAAATCGGTAGTATTAGAACCCGTATTAGAACGGTAGATACGTTTGGTTCCTACAAAAGTGTGAAAAAGACTTGCAGCAGATGAGGTTGCCGTTGAGGTAGCAGCATCACCGGCTAAGTTAACTGTAAAAGTTGTAGAACTAGGAGTGCTTACTATAGAGTACGCGTGGTTTATTCTAGCTGCAGTAAAACCACCAGTATCTGAAAATCCATCCAAACCAATCCTATCGCTAGCACTAAAACCATGCGCAGAGGGTGTAGTCACAGTTATGTCATTACTACCAGAAGCTGTAGTAATAGTGACGCCAGTTACTTTAGTGCCACCATAATTAACATCACTTTTAGTATTAGCAAAAGATAAGTTAGATAACGCAATACTTTGACCATCTACTTTCGTTAATATTGTAGATGCTGCTGAAGGCGGACCTTCTTCACCAAAGGCGGAAACAAAAGTATAAACATAGGAAGTACTATATTTAATTTGAGTACCATCATCTGGTCCTGTAGGAGTAGCCACTCCTAAATTTGGAGGAGCTTCAATACCTAACCTAAAAGAACTACGTGGGTATGCACCCGACCCGCCACTCGTAAGCTGGGTAGAACTTGCCATACGTGGAAAAGTTTGTCCTGTCCAATACAAACGATCAAAAGCATCGTCTGGAATTGGTCCGGGAACTATATCTACATCATCATCAAATTCAAGATTATATGTAGTGCCACCAAATTTGTATTGGTAATAGCTAGTTATAGTGCTTGCATTTAAAGTAACTCCGCTGGAATTAGCGTGTAAAGGAGTTAAATTACCTGGATCTAAATTAACATTTTCAGCAGTAACGCCTATCTCATCTTTTAATAAACGAGGTTCTATTTTTGGGGCAATACCGTTGAATGTAATTAATTTAAAATACACTGTTAGTCGTCTCCTCTAGCTACTTTCTTTTGCTTTTCAAAAGTTCTGAGTCCTGCCATACCAAGCATCGCCATGAGTATGGTAGACAATTGAGTAAAATCAAACTCTGGCATATCTACTTTTACACCAGATAGTGCAGCAATCCACTCACCTACAGGCAGTACAATAAAGTGCACCATCATTGCGATTGAGCAACCCCAACCTACAGACGGACGCCAGCCTGCCACAAACCAGTTTTTACTAGCTGCTTCTATTTTATTTACCTCAATCTGTGAAAGATTAGCTGTTTGTAGTTGTGTCTTGAGCTCATGCTCAAGCTTCATCTTTAGGTTTTTATCAGCAACGAACTTGTTTAGAACACTGCCAGCTATACCTACTACTGAGTTTGTTATTGGATCCGCCATAAATACCTCCTATGTGCGTAAAAAATATACTAATAATCCTATTCCTGCGGCTACAACGATCCACATAAATCTCTCTATGAATCGTCCTGTATTAGAATTGACATTGGATTGTGACTCTACGTCATCTAAACGTTGTTCTATCTTATCCATTCTAATAAAGAACCTATCGTTCTGCCTTAATACGGTAGCTACTCGTTCTTCAATACGAGCAATAGACACGACTGCATCTGCTAATCGGTCGAGTTTTTCTTCTATTTTCTCTAGTCTTTGCTCTTGTGTGTCACTCATAACTCCAAACCCAAGGTCTTGGTCTGGTGCTAGTAGCTTCTAAAGTGTCTAAATGTATAAATCTAGAGTCGCCATGTTGCTTCACACCAAGCCCGGTTATACCGTGTTTTAACGCTACTTCTATACACTTTAAGGCGTCCGCGCCTCGTATAAGTATATCTACAGCCTTGCCACTTGCGTGAGCTCCTGGTTGTGATTTTCTTGCTTCTATAGGATGCGTTGGATCTCTATAGCCACTTGTTATTATAAACGGAATTCCTACTTCTTCACGTATTTTTTCAAGGGTCTCCATAAACTCTGGGTCCATACCGCATATACCAGTATGCTTACACTTGAGTTCATCTTCGCTAAAGTACTTCCACATAGTTTAATAAAATATAGTATAGAAATGCACCAATTCTATATAAAGATAACTTACAGATAGGCCTAATAATACGCCCGTTGCAAAACAAAGTATGTTAAAAAAGATGTTCAAAATAACCTCCAATAGTTTGTCCAATAGGACCATAAGGGATTTCTATTCCAAAAATGGTATTAACCAAAGCAATAGAACCATTTATTAATATAATTTTAGAGCCTACTACAATAACAGCAAACCATAAAATTGTTTTTACATAACCTCTTTTTTCCACAGAATTTTTTAGTGCCCGTAGAATAGGAAAGTTCCATTTTAAGTATTTCATTTATAAACTGAAACTACCCTCATAGGTTGTGATTCGGTATTAGTTACATTTATTGTGTCACTAGATAATTTTTTAATTGAATTTTCTGCTATTTCATTATCCCCTATAGTGCAACTCCTAGAAAAAGCTAAGTAATTTAAAGAACCATTTTTAGGAATTTCTCTACTTTCTCCAGCTAAAATATCAAAGTATTTAAGTGTGTAATCTGAAGTTGTCGTCAAAGTACATAAAAACCTAGTATCATTTTCTAACGCTTTTATTGTACATTTAGTTGCTAATTGCCATTTATAAGAAGTCGTTACGGGTTCGGATTGAGGAAAAAATTTTATATTAGATATGAATTTATTACTAGCTAGGGCATTGGCTACAGTAGCTTCAGCATGTTCTGACTCTTGATGCATGTAATCACTTTGATTCAAAGTTTTAAATCTTTCAATATCAAAAGCAGTTAAATCCCCTTCTTCCCACTCCCAAGCTGTTTCTATACTACCTCGCACAAGAGCAAGTCGTATAGGAGCGTAAAAAACTTTTGAAGACTCTGTATCATAATTACCTATATCTTTATTAATTCTATCATCTATAGAATCTCTTACTAAAGTATCGTTTCTATCGCCTTTTATAAAGGTAAGATGTAAATCATCTTCTACTTTAGTTGTAGCTAAAGTTGTAAAAGTTTTTGAATGCGCCATTAGAGTTCCTCCGTTACATCGTTAGGTGCCCAATGCATAATTCTCACATCACCTTGCTCTGGAGTAAATTCTAATTGTACTTTCATATTATCTAAAGCTTTCTCAGATGCTATTGTATCGACTGCTCCTTCAGAATTTAAAACAGCTTCTATTTCTAAAAACACTCCGTCTTCAAAAGTTTTACCAACTTTTTTTATCCCATTGTCTTCTCTAATTTCTATTGCCATTATACAAAACAATCTAATGAAAGAGTTCTTGAACTCGTACTTGTATCTGTGCTTGTGTTAGTCCAAACCCACCTATGGACACCACCGCCGGCATTCGTATA